TATTTGAACTCCATAGGATTGAGCAGTTAAAGTTGATTGAGCTAAAACTTCTTTTGTATTCTTTTTTAAATCCCCTCCAGTTGCTTGAGTAACTGAATAGATACCACCCATTTGCTCATATGTCAATCCTGAGGCTTTATGTAATTCTTGAAATGTTTGAAGATTTTTAGAATTTTCAGTAGTATATACTCCTGTAATGTCATTAACAGCTAATAAAGCTTTACCTAAACCTTCAGCTGTTAATTTTACGGCACCAGACATATTTGCGGCCGTAGATAATTCTGATGATAATGCCGCAGCATTACTATATGACATATTAAGGCCCTTAGCTAGTTCTCCATTTAATTTATCAATGGAAACCATGGCCTTAAATACACCTAATACTGCTAATTCTAATAAACGAGAAGTGGTTAAAACTGATCCCAGACCACCCTTTAGTATTTTGGAGGCGGTACCAGTTTTATCCATTTTATCTAAAAGACCACCAGCATTTTCTTTTGCAATTTGTAATAAACTTTTATTCTTTTGAAGTAAATCATTTTCTTCTTGCATGGCGGCAACAGCTTTTTCTTGAAGGCCTAATTGTTGGTCTTCTTGAGCTAGTAAAGTTTTTTGCCTTTTTGTTAATCTATCACCTAAAATTTTTCTTTTTGCATCTAAACGAGCTCTATTTAAAGCTACTTTTTCTGCTTCTTTAGATATATCTTTTTGTGTAGCAACTCCCCTTGTTATTTTTGATTGGAGGTCTATTAAAGAATTTGTATTTGAAACCGCTTTTTTTAAATCAGCAACTAAACCACGTTGCATTGTTTTACCTACAACATCTACTTTGCTATTAAGGTCAGAAGCACCATCAATAGCACTTTCAAATGAAGATACTAACTGATCACCAATAGAGGAAACAGCATCAAGAATAAAATTTAATTCCTGTTTTACATCTTGTGTTTCTTTTTTTGCACTTCCGTCACCTAATGCCATATAAAGTTATTTTATTATAAATATTAAAAAAAGCAGCTATTTGTAGCTGCTCTTTCCTTTATAATTTTTTTCTGTTTTTTTAAACTCTGGGACATTAACTTTTCCTTCAGAATCTACTAAAGATGTTTTTTTACCATCTTTTGCATCTTTCATTACTTTTTGTTCTTGATCATAAAATTCTTTTATTTGTATAAAAGTAAATTTACGAAGCCAAAGAGGCATGTTATAGACTGATGCATAATCATATCCACCTTTTCCATGGAATAATATTTCATGGATTTGTTTAAAAACACTTACTCTAATTTGAGGAGCCGTCTCCGAAGTCAGGCCAAAAAAAGTTAAGTCCTATAGGGACTGCTACCTCCTCTCCGCTATCTAGGATTATATTAAGATCCACATCTGGTTGTGTTTGTCTTAAATGATCTCTAAATGCTCTAGCATCTCGTGCTAGAAAATAATTGTCAACAAATTCTCTGATTGATTTTGAATCAGTTTCTCCGTTAACAGAAGTTAATGTATATTTTAATCTTGTAGATGCTTCAGGAGAAGCATTTCTATTTATCTTTTTTAATCCTTTTAATTCTCTTTCAATTTTCTTCTCATCATGACCATCTAAAAGTTTATATGTAATTGGAGTATTACTATGAGGTAATGTAAAACCAAATTCATTTTTTCCATCTATCATATCAGAACCATCAAATGGTTTATTTTCTAATTCTGAAAGGTTAATTTCTTCGGTTTTATTATTAATTGATACTTTATAATCTGCCCCATATCCTAAAATTCTAGTAGCAATCATTACTGCATTTTTGTCTCCTATAATTAAATCTTTTGAATTAATTTTAGAAACAATTACAGAATCTATTAATTTATCTAATACTGTGCCATTTTCAATATATGCTTGGTTAGATAAAATATCTTCTTCCTTAGCAGTCATATATTTAATTTCTATTTTTCCACTAGAAAGGGGATTGTCTTTTGAGTATACTAAACCTTTTGAGGGTAATTCTACTTCTTCAGTTGGGAATTTAAATTCAGCCATAATCTTTATTTAGTTAAAACGTTTTTATCGTTGATACATATGAATATAAAAAAAAGCTTGACCAAAGCCAAGCTATTTTTCAAAGTATATAAGGGGTAGTTGTATTAGAAATTTAATATACAATAATCTGGTTGTACAGCCATTGTAAGTTCTTGAGCTGCATTTTCAGTATCCCAATTGAAATCTCCAAAATTAGCTGAAGTTATTAATGCTCCTTTAATTATCCATTCTGATACTATATCACCTACAGGTCCTAGTACGTTTACAGTTAAATCTTTTTTATAGAAATCACTATATCCATCTCTACCTGTTACTGATTCGTGGTGTAATCTTACCCATTCCATAACAGCTTGAGCACCTGAAGGAGTAATAGGATCGAATAATGTAAATTCAATTTCTCCCCAAGTTGTTTTACCTTTCACAAAACGTTGAACGTTAATATGGTTTAAAGGTACTGTTCCTTGAGTTAATGTTACAGCTCCTACACCTTTCATTATATAAGATGGAAACCCGTCTATATATAAGATGAACCTATTCTTTTGTTTTGGTTCAAAAGCTGTGAAAAATATTTCGTTTGGATCTAATACTGCCATTTTTATGTATGTTTTTTATCTATTATAAATATTTGATTCTTTTTTTTTTATGCTGGGAAAGTTGCTCCAGTTGGTAATACGTTAAAATCAAGTATAACAAATTCAGCTGTTCTAGTTGGTTGTATAAATATTTGACCAAGTAATTCATTTCTGTCAATAACATCTGGTGTGTTGTTACTATCATCCATTACTACTTTAAAAGCATATAATCCTTGTCTTTGTTGTACTGATTCTAAATATGGGTTAACTTGTGTTAAGAAGTTATTTCTTGTTGCTATTGTATTTTGTTCAAATACTAAATTATCAGCTACTTGAGAAATATATCCTTTAAGTTGTATTAACAATCTTCTAACATTTATTCTATCTAAAGCACTTGCTCTTTTCTGTAATGTTTTCTGACCGAATACTACTACTCCTTGTTGTGGGAATGATGCTATTGGATTTACATTAGCTTCATATAAAGTATCTCTTTGACTTACTGTTAATTTTCTTTCAGCTCTAACTACTTGACCTAATCCTCCTCTAGTAATACCTGCTGGTGCAAACCATGGTTCACTTGAAGCATCTGTATAAGCCATTACTCCTGGTATCATTGTTGAAGCTGGTACCCATACTAATTCTCCTGTATTTGGATCAACTGTTTGTAGCCATGGCCAATATGTTGCTGAGTAACTATTATCGAATCCTGCTGATTGATCAGTTACATCTGCAACTTGAGCATTATATTCTACTAAATCAATTATTGACATATTATCACCACGTGCAATAGAATTATTAACCATTGACGTAATTTCTGTAGCATGACCCGTAGATGCGTTTATTAAACCTGGGGCTGCAATAATGTTATATTGATATTCATCTTGATTAGATAGCAAGTTAATTACGTCAGAATAACATGGACCTGTCATACCTTGTGAATCCGTTCCATTGATATCTTCATAAAAATTCATCGCACGGTCTGTAACTACATTTGAACCTACTGCATCACCAAATGATCCTGATTGTACTGAAGGAAGTGATCCTGTAAATTCATTTTTTGGAGATCCTGTATTATCAAAATATTGTGGAGTTTTATAATTTACTTGTTTTACTCTTACATATCTTGATTTATTATTATATGATCCTGATTCTTGTACAAAATAATCTGTTCCATCTTGTGCCAATGAATAATCTATATCCCCAATTACTTTAGAAATATAATTTGAAGATTGTGGATCTAATGATAAATTATTATATTGTTCTAAAACAGTTTTTTGTGCTGTTCTATCATCACCTCTACGGATTATTAAACTAAATTGTCCTGAAGCTGAGTTTACTTGTGGAATTTCCCATCTTATATTATATTGAGATCCAGATACCATTGCTCCACCAGAAATTTCAGTATCAGCACCTTCATCATTATTCATTAATTCTCCTTCTGAAAGGGTTTCTAGAATAAATGGAGATAATAATTTTGTTGGGTCATCAGCTACACCTAAAGCAGTCATCGCTGAACTTGTTGCTGGGCTAAAAGATCCAGTAACTACACGAGTTACTAACATTGATAAACCTCCATTTTGGAAGTAATTATTTACCGCAATTGAAGTTAAAAATGAGTAAGTATTAGAACCACTCATTATAGTTGCATCAAATAAAGTTTTATATTCACTATAAGATGTAACTATAGTAGGAATATTTACGGGTCCTAATGCTGTTGGACCAATAATTGCCGCACCAATAGATTGTGGTCCCGAAGTAACTTGGGATTGATCATTTTCTCTTGCTAGTACACCGGGAGATAATAAAGTTTCTGCCATTTCAATATGTTATTTTTATATTATTTTATTATAAATATTAAAATCCTTTTCAAAAAACTAATTTGTTTTAGTAAATTCTTCTTTTTCTAAATCAATATTTCCTTCTCCATATTTCTCTGTTAACTTATTTGCTAACTCATTTTCTTTTTTCTGTAGATCATCTAGTTGGTTTTGGAGGTTTTCTGTTTTCTTTTCTAAACCATACTTTGCAACATGAATTTGACCTAATGAATATGAAATTTGATTTCCTTTATTTTGAATTTCTTTTAATTCTGCAACTTCTTCTTTTGACAACTTTTGGACTTTCATAATTTAATTATTTCGTTAATAAATATACATTTTTTTTTAAAAGATTAAAAAAGACATTATTTAGTTTTCATTTCCTTAAAACTTAATGTTTTAAAGTAATTAAAGTTTTTTAAATTATCTATTGTTAATTTTTTAAATTCAGGGGTAATATCTGGGTTGTTAAGTAATTTAGCCCACAATTCTACAGCTTTGTTTCTTTGTCCTGTATACCATATAGTAAATGCTTCTTGGACTAATAATCCTATTTCCCCTTTATACCCAACATCAGTTAGGGTTTTAGTATTATTTTTAGAAACATTTAGTCCTAAAGTAGCATACATTAAAGAATCTTTCCATTCTTCTTTACTACTATAAAGTACACTTAAAAAATAATAAGCTTCAGGACGTGTAGGTGAGTGAGTTATAGCTAATTTTAATTGTTGTTTTTCATACCATATTCTTCTTCCTTGGTTATGTAAAGTAGACCAAGTTTTTAATAAACATTCATATTCTAAATCTTTATCATTAGTTAATTCAGCACATCTTAAATAATAAGTGTGGGCACTAGCAAATTGATTTAATTTTTCATACTCATGTCCTAATAAATAATTTAATTTTGGATTTTTTGGATCTAAAATATATTTATTTAAATGAAGCTGTATATTTTTTTCTTTATTCATTTTCAAATTTAGTTATATAATCTAAATCATCTAAAACAGATTTGGGCATTTTTAATATATAAGCAGCATTATCGACAAACCCAAAACTAAGTAAAAGATTATCTCCCTGTTCTGCTAAACCACAACAAAATTCAATTTGTCCATCCATAAATTTAAATGCTTCTGAAATTTTTACGTAATTCCAATTTTCATCCCAAAATATAAATCTATGATTATAAGCAGCATCTTTCCAATTATTATCGTTATGCCACCAATAGGTTTCATGGACACAACAAACATAGTATTTTCCTAATGTAATTATTTGAGAACCCCCTCTTAAATTTAAAGGAGAATTTAATTTATTATTAGTAGTATTTTCAACTGTTATTTTTTCTTGTTTTTGTACTACTTGTTTACTTGGGATAATACTTATAGTTCCTGTTTCTACCTCCCCTTTAGTTTTATTTGTATGATCTACTTTATAAACAGATGTTGGATTAGACCAATTTACAAAATGATAAGGTTTATCTAAAACCGGCATCCAATTTTTTTCTAAATGGGTAAATTCTGGAGGGTTTATTCTATCTCTACTAACTTCTTTATATTGACCATCTATGTATTGGATTTCACATAGCTCCATTCTACCTTCACCATTGGATTTTGTATCTCTTCTAACACCACAAATATATAATTTGTTTTCCCACCTAAAAATTCTACCATCTTCTAGTCCTATAAATTCCCAAATAGGTTTTATATCATGTTTAGAAGTATTTATTAAACTATGATCTTTTACGTATAAAGTTTTAGGGTTTAATTTACAAAGATAATTACCAGTTATTAACTTACAATCATCTTCAGGATTTAAATAAGCCAAACAACCCCACCCAGAATTAAATTTTTGATTTATAGTACTATGGTATAATGTGTAATGTACGTGTCTTATATTACATAATATATCTCCATTATCATCAACAAAAATAGAAGCATTGCATAACCCATTCCCATTAGTTAATTCAGAGGGAATTAATAGAGGAGATAATTTTCCTCCTTTTTTTATTGAAAGTTGAGCTAAATTTTTTAACATATTATCTATAATGAGATCCTCCTACCCATAATACAAATGATTTTCTAACACCTTTTGTTACTGGGGTTACTCTATGCATCATATATGAAGGGAAAATAAAAACTGATCCTGCTCCTCTATAAGCAGTGGTTACATTATTACCTCCACCCCACATTTCTAAATCCCCTCCTTCATATTCATCAGGTTCAGATAATTGAACTGTAATAGAAATTTTACGTTTAGATAAAGTGCCTGGTCCTATATCTTGATGCCAAGTATAATGACCATTTTCTGTAGCATAATATTCTGTAAATTGAATTTGCTCCGGAATATGATGTAAATCAAAATCCCATAATGTTTCATTTGCTGCTGAAATATATTCTGATAGTTTTTTATATAACCATAACCATTCTGTATCTTGAGGAATCCATCTAACTTTAGAAGATCTAATATCATCTTTATTATTTATACCCGCAGTACTTGCTTTATTAAGGGATAATTTTTTTATTCCTTTATCAATTTTTTTAAGTTCCGATTTAGAAAATCCTTCACTATAATAATAATAGTTTTGGGCATCATTTTCTTTTTGATTAAAATTATAACTATTAAACATATTTATTTATTAAGAGAATTAATTATTTTTTTACTGTCAAACACATTTTTCATACTATTATAAGGTAATTTATGGATTTCTTCAAAAAAATTAAAATTATTATATACTGAATCTTGGTAGTCTGGTGTTTTTGTAAATGGGTTTGCTAAAATATTATCATGTCTTTCATACCCAAAAACCTCAGGTTTAGTTATACCCCAACATACTGTAGCAGGTATACTTAAAGCAGCACATAAATGTTGAGCAAATGAATCTATTAATAATCTTTTATCAGCCATTAATAATAACCCCGCTACGGACCTAAAACCATCAGTCATAGGGGTTGTATTAGGGTAAGTTGCTTGATTAGGTTGTTTAATATGAACTATAGTATGAGTTGATTTAAATTCATCAATTACGTCTAATACATTATCGTATGGAATATCTCTGGGCCATGAATATTGGGAATTTTGTTCAGATGAACCTCCATTACTATGTAAAGCAAGTATAGGAAGAGGTGAAGATTTAAATGAAGCTTCATAAAATTCTAACTCACTATTGCTAAGATAAATTTCGGGAGTATTTCTACTATATTCTAAATTAAATAATTCAAACCATGTTTTTATTATATGATTTTCTTGTTCAAAATGAGATGCATGTTCATAAGGATCTTGTATAAAAATTTTATGTTCTTTATTATGAATATACTTAGAATAAATCCCTTTAATTTGGCTAAAATCATAAGTTTTATAAACATGAGGATTATTATAAAAAACATCAGAATACCCACTAACTACAATAATTTTAGAAGAAGGATATCTTTTTTTAAATCCCCCTAATACTGCGGTAGATGCTATTACTTTTCCTAATCCTCCTTTAACTTGAAATATTATATTCATACTTGTATATTAAAATTAATTACTGCTCTGTGTTTTTTACCATAAAATGGTTCTACTGAATGTATAATATCATGTGGCCAAATTAATAACATTCCTGCTTTTGGTCTAATAAAATGTTTTTCTCCTCTAATGTGAAAAGCAAATACACCACTATAAGGATGGTCTTTAATAGGTTCACCATCACTTAAATAATAACCACCTGAGTACATATTTGGTTTTTCTTCACTAAAATGCCATCTATTATGATTATGAGCATTATGTCCTCTACCTTCAGTTGGATTGTAATATTGTAACCAACTTTCTGTTACTATTGGTTCTTTTGTTGTTGATATTAATTCTTTAAAACCATTTTTAATTCTCCTGTTAATAACATCTATATCTGAATTTTCAGCTTCTAAAAAATCATTAGGTTTAACATAAAATCTACTTCCAATAGGTTGTAATTCATGTTTTTCTACCCATTCATCTTGCCTATCATAATTTATTTCATAATTAGATTGTCTTTTATTATCATATTGTCCAGGTAATTCTTGACCCATTCTCCTCTGTTCGGCATCTAATATACTTAAACCAAAATTATAAGCTCTATTAGTTATAATATCGTTTTCATATACTCTTTTATAAACTGGTATAGGGGCTAAATTAAATATGTTTTTTTTATCCGTTGGATGAAATATCATAATTTTTTATTGTTGTAATATCTGAATTACTACCTGGTGTCTGGGTAAAATACGAATCATTTAGTTGATCCTCACGCAATTTTCCTTTTCCTTTTATGTTATGAAATTTCCAATCTAACCCTTTATCTAATTTAACTTTATTAATATAATCAATTAATATTTTAGCACCTGAGGGCCATATTATATAAGCTAATATTGAAGGTTCATCAGGCATTAACCAAAACACATCTAAATCTTTTTTTACTATATTTTCAAATTTAAAATCAATAGGTTTTATTATTTCAGTATCATCTTCAAAGATAATAAACGGAACATTTCCTTTAGAACATTCATCTATTAAATTTAAATGCATATAGTTAGCACACACTAAAGAAGGAATATGAATGTCATATTTTTTATATTCATTTCCTTTAATAAATTCTTTATCAAATTTAGTTAATTTGTATGTTTGCCCATCTATAGCATCAACAAATTCAAATTTATAATCTTTAAATTGTTTATAAAATTTTGACCTTCTATCTAGTCTCCTTAAAAGAGATATTACTTTTATTTTATATGTGTTCAAAATATATATCCATTTTTAAATTATCTTTAATATAATTATTAAATTTATTTTGTATTTTACCTATTCTAGTATTATCTTTAGTTACTTCTTCTGAGACTCCTAATAGTGATGTTGGGTGGTATTTTTTAATATATTCATCTAAACTACAATCAGCATAAACAAACATAGCATGTTCTTCAACACACCCCTCCATATTATTATCAACTCCTATTTTAATTAATTTTTCACCTAAAGTTATATCTCTACTATAAACAAAACCAAAATTAGGACTAACTAAACCTTCTTCCCATTTCCAATGCCATTTTAAAAAGCCTCGAGTAATTATATCTAAATGTTTTTCTAAATGAGCATGCTCCTTAGGATCTTGAAACCATGGGTGATCTTTAGGAATTACTTCATATAAAGCATTATAACAATCTTCATGTTGAACATATAAAGGAACTTGTATAGGTTTTTTTCTTAATTCAGTTAAAAAACTATCATTTAAGGGTCTTAAAATATAACAATCCCAATCTAATAAAATTACTTCACCAAATTCTTTTAATGCTAAATCTAGGGCAATTACTTTTCTTTCATAAATTAATTCTAATAAGTCATAAGCATAGGGAGATGTTTCTTCTTCAACATATCTTGTTTTATAACCTCTTTCTTTTAAAATACTTTCATTTTCTTTCCCCCAAACATATACTATTTCATTTTTAGGATATAATGGAAATTTAGGAATTTCATCTAAAGTATTTTTTCTATGTCCCCAAAGGAATCTAATTATTTTAATGTCCACTCCAATATTTTTTAAATATTTTATTTTCTACATATTTACCATATCCTAAATCTATAATTTTATTAAACCATCTTTGGGGATTTAAATTTTGAGTATTAATTTTATCTAACCAAACATGTTCAAATTTTACTTCTTTAGTTAAATCTGGATTTAAAGGTAAATACCATTTTTCTGCTTTACCTTTATATCTATTAATTCCGTTTGTATTATTATGGTGTGATAATGATATGTTTTGTGTTAATGTATTTACATGATAGTTGTTTTCTCTAATAATATGTCCTAAAATACCTTGATCTGTTAATAACCAAAACCACTCTGGTATGTCTTCACCATTTGTAGTAACTAATTTTTTATGCCATTCATGGTATTCTTTTAATAAATCTATATTATTAAAACATAAAAAAGATGTGTTTGGAGACCAATCATCAGTATTATAATTTTTAATCCACGGAATATGTGTTATTTCTCTTTCAAATTTTTCTTTATCAAAGTAATAATATCCTCTGCCTATTTCCCAATGTGCTATTGTTAAATCGTTTGTACGAACCCATTTTGGTAGTTTTTCGTTTACAATCATGTCTTGATCTAGAAAAACAAAGGGTTCTGTTTGATGTGCTAAACATTTTATTTTACCACTTGTCCAAAAATACGCAGGGTCAATATTGGTTTTAGAATAATTATTTAAAAATCTAATATCAACTTCATCATATAAATCTAATAAACCAAATCTTTGGTAAAAAGCAGCTCCTATGGAGTCAGTATATAGTTTGATAGGTCCATTATATTTTTTCCAACTAATAATAGATAAAATAGTATATAAAATTTGGGAATCTAATTGGGTATAAGTTGATGATTTTAAATTTTTTGTAGATTCAAAACCATGTCCTCTTAGCCTATGTTTTTCAAAATAGGGTTTAGTCCAATTAACATGAATAGCCTTCATTATCTAATTTTTCTTTTAATTCTTTACCTTTTATAATTTTACCGGCTGAAATGCATCTTATTAAAAAATTTCTTTCTTCATCATCTATATTTTTTTCTTCAACCCCATAATGTTTGTAATATAATAATGCCTCTTGGATATTCCAAATTCCATATTGATGACTTACCATAGAATATTTTAATTTATTATTATCATAAATGTGTTTATGTAATGTTTTATGTGGAATATTTTTAAGATTTAACCATTGTTTTAACATTAACTGTTCTGAAGCAATCATGTAACTTGCACAAGCCCTATCCATTTTAGTAAATTCTATATGATTTTGCAATACTTGTGTTGCATATTTATTAGCAAATTTGGGATCTGGGAGGTATAATAAGGATACATTAGAAGCAAGATCATATTCTATTTGAATAGGGTTAGATAATTTTTTTAAATATTTATCTGATTTTTCGGGGTACCAAGTTTTAATAGGTTCATCATAACTATAAACTACTTTATCTTGTAAATGTTTATCTATATTTGTGAAAATAAGAAAATCATGATCAATTACACATAAGGGGATTTTTGTCTCACTTATAATTTTTGATTTGCAAGAAGACCAAAATGTTATTCTATCAATTTTTTCAGGATAAGATAAATTTCTAACTTCATGAAATAAATTAAGAATATTTAATTTTTCTAATTCATCATAAGTTCTTTTATCACAATAAAAAACAGTTTTGTGGTCAGGATGGTACTTTCGCCACAATGAAACTGAAGCTGCTAATAATAAAATTCGTGATTGATTATAAAAATCTTTTGACTTAATAACATTTTCTAAAACCCAAATTACTTCCATATAACCTTAAAATGTTTTATTCCATTCTATTAAATTCTACATCTATCTTACTATAATCTACATGAAGATAGTTTCCTACTAATACAGTTGCCCATGGAACTTCTTGAGCCATAACACCTGTAAAAGTACCTTGTTTATAAAATCCTTTTTTATAATTCCAACTATATATGTTTATTCCACCCTTAGACTTTCCTATTAAATTAATATTTTCTTTCAGTCTAATGTCTGAAGGAGTTGTAAAAGCTCCGGCATATACGCTTCTTATATCTTTTGCATTTATTCCACCATAAGTACTATTAAAATAAAAATTTGTGTTTTGTACTGTTGTCATAATTGCCCCACTTGAAGAATTTGCTCTCCAATTTGTAAAACTATACCCATAATTTACTTTACATTTAACTCCTATGTAATTTTGGTAATTAGATAAGGCTGTATTTTGGTACATATAAACAGCTGAGGTTGAATTAGTAGCATGGGGGGATGACACTCCTACTGATAGTAATCCGGCTGCTACTGTTCCTTTAAATACACTAAATCCATGTGGTCTAGCTAAGTTTCTAGTAAAACCTAAATTTAAATTACCCCAGGCTTGAGTAGCGGTTGCAAAATATGAAGGGGTACAACACCTAAATACCATCTGGCACTGTGAAGTATTATTGTAAGTATTACAAACATCACACCAAAAACTACATTTTCTATAACAACCACTATTTAAGCCTACAACAGAATCATATTGAACACCTGTTTGTGGTCCTGTTAAATATAAATTGTTATTTCCATGTGATCCAAAATACATAATTAAATATCGTCTTGTACATTATTAATCCCGTATATTTCAACAAAAAAATCTTTTACTTTTTCATATGAATAATCATATAAACTTCCAGTAATATTACCTAATGTAATTCTAGATTTAATTTGTTGTTCACTCCCAGTAGTAATTACTTCTATAGATTCTGTTCTTTGAACTGTTATTTCGTTACCATCATCATCATAATCTATATAATCTACTAATTGGTCTTGCCATGATTGAGAATAAGTAGTAACAGTAAGAGTTTCACTTTGTGTTAAAGGGTATACTAAATCAGGACCTTGCCCCCAAGAATAACTTCCTGTATTAACAGGTGCAGCTATGTATCCATATGCATCACTATCAGCATAATCTTCTTGATATATAGGAAAGGATTTAGCAGCTGCTATTTTGTCAATATAATTTCCAACCCTAATTTGTAAATTCCCTAAAGCTTTATCAATAAAATAACCATCAATTCTTGTATAATAATTACTATATACTTCTCCAAAAGCATCAGTTAATGAACCTGTAATATATAACCCCATATTATTTATTTTTTAGAATATCAATTTCTTTTTTAAGATCTTTTATAGCTTCTATTAGTAATGCTACTATTTTATCATATTTAACAGCTTTATATCCATTAGCTCTTGTTTCAACTATTTCAGGCAATACTTTTTCAATTTCTTGTGCAATTACCCCTACATCTTGTCCTATATTAGCATGAATTAGTGGTTTTTCTATCCAATCAAATGATACACCTCTAATTAATTCTAATTTTTTAAGAGCATCAGATATTACTACAACATTTTCTTTTAATCTTTCATCTGAAGAATAATAAGCTACAATATCATTAGTTGCTCTAATGTTACCTGCTGTACCTGAAGCTGCTGTTCCAACTCCTAAAGAGTTAACTTGTGCATTTGAACTTGTTGTAAACCCACCTGCTGGTCCTGTTGGACCTGTTGGTCCTGTTGGTCCTGTTGGTCCTAGTGGACCTGTTGGACCTGCAGTTGTAGATCCTGGTCCTGTAGGACCTGTTGGTCCTGTTGAACCTGTTGAACCCGTTGTACCCTGAGGTCCAGTTGGTCCTGCTCCTCCAGTTGATCCTGTTGTACCTTGAGGACCTGTTGGTCCTGCCCCTCCAGTTGATCCTGTTGTTCCTTGTGGTCCTGTTGGTCCTGCTCCTCCAGTTGAACCTGTAGTACCTTGTGGTCCTGTAGGACCTGCTCCACCTGTTGAACCAGTAGTTCCTTGTGGTCCTGTTGGTCCTGCTCCTCCAGTTGATCCTGTTGTACCCTGTGGTCCTGTTGGTCCTGCTGGTCCTGTTGGACCTGCTGTATTTGCTACCCAATTTAATTGAGTACCAGTTGATGAAAGTACTTGACCTGAGGTACCTAAATCACCATCTTTATCTTTTATACCATTATTAAATAATACATCTCCATCAAATGTTGATAATCCTGATCCACTTACTTGGAATATAGGAACACCTGAAATATCAGATGCAGCAAATACTACTTGGGTTAAATCATCTGTTACTGAGAATAATTGACCTTGAGATCCTTGTACATCTAAAATAGTACCTCCTGAACCTGAAACCATAAGTTGGTTTCCATCCCATAGTAAATTCTTTTGTCCTACAGCAGCATTAGCACCATTAGCCGTTAATATAGCATCTGTACTAGTATCACCTGTAATAGATGTAAATCCTGGTCCTGTTGGTCCAGTAGGTCCAAGTGGTCCAGTTGGTCCAAGTGGTCCAGTTGGTCCTGCTCCTCCTGTTGAACCTGTAGTACCTTGTGGTCCTGTAGGACCTGTAGGTCCAGTTGGTCCTGTTGTACCTGTTGTTCCTTGTGGGCCTGTTGGTCCTGTAGGACCTGTTGGTCCTGTTGAACCTGTTACACCTTGAGCTCCAGTTGTACCCTGAGGTCCAGTTGGACCTGTTGGTCCTGTTGTACCAGTTGTACCTTGTGTACCTGTAGTACCTTGTGTTCCTGTTTCTCCTTGAGCACCTGTTGCTCCCTGAGGTCCAGTTGGACCTGTTGGTCCTGTTGGTCCAGTTGTACCTGTTGTTCCTTGTGTTCCAGTTGTTCCTTGAGGGCCTGTGGGTCCAGTTGGTCCTGTTGTACCTGTTGTTCCTTGAGGGCCTGTGGGTCCAGTTGGTCCTGTTGTACCTGTTGTTCCCTGAGTTCCAGTTGTTCCTTGTGGACCTGTTGGTCCAGTAGGACCTGTTGGTCCTGTTGTACCTGTTGTTCCCTGGGTTCCAGTTGTTCCTTGTGGGCCTGTAGGTCCAGTTGGTCCTGTTGAACCAGTAATACCTTGAGTTCCAGTTGTTCCTTGTGGACCTGTTGGTCCAGTAGGACCTGTTGTACCAGTTATACCTTGTGCACCTGTAGTACCTTGTGGTCCCGTTGGACCTGTTGGTCCTGTTGAACCAGTAATACCTTGAGTTCCAGTTGTACCCTGAGGTCCTGTAGGGCCTGTTGGTCCTGTTGAACCTGTTATACCTTGAGCTCCAGTTGTACCTTGAGCACCCGTAGTACCTTGTGGTCCAGTTGGTCCTGTAGGACCCGTAGTTCCAGTTGTACCTTGTGGTCCAGTTGGACCTGTTGGTCCAGTACTTCCTGTTATACCTTGTGCACCTGTAGTTCCCTGTGGTCCTGTTGGTCCAGTAGGACCTGTTGTACCAGTTGTACCTTGTGTTCCTGTTGCTCCCTGTGCTCCAGTTATACCTTGTGTTCCAGTTGTTCCTTGAGGACCTGTTGGTCCAGTAGGACCTGTTGCACCAGTTGTACCTTGGGGACCTGTTGATCCTGTTATACCTTGAGCTCCTGTTGAACCCTGAGCACCTGGATCTCCTTTATCACCTGTTGTTACAAATGATGCTATAATATCTTCACCGTTTGTTAAAGCATTACCCCCTTGGGATTCAAATATTATTGTAAATTGCCACCAAGCTCCTTGGTCAACTAATTCATCAATAGCAAATAATATAAAATCAGAAGGATCATCTTTATCTGATAATCTCATATGACCTTTTATAGCTGAGGTTGATGAATCTATAGTTTCAAAAAATGATTGAACTGAATTTCCATCATCATCAGTTTCACTAATTGCTGATATTGTAGCTGATGTTTGAGTTGAATTATTTAATCTTA